AATAACTAATAGTCTGGTAGGGCCTTAGCCCTTTGGCTCTACCAGACCTACAAAGAAAGGTACAAATATGCCGGCTACTTATGTAACAGCTGCAACACTCAAAGCATCATTAGGCGTAGGCACTTTGTACGATAGCTACACCTGGATAGAGGACACTTGCCAAGCGGCACAGGATTTAATAAACGGTTTTTTATGGTTTGACTCTGCACCTGTAGTTGGGACAGCGTTAGTAAGTAACGTAGCTACGGTGATGATAGCCAACCCCGGCCTATTTACTACTGGCCAAACCGTCACAGTAGCCGGGGCTGGCACTACTTTTAACGGCAGCTACACAATTACTAGCACCCTGCCTTTTAGTTCTGGTAGCACTAGCTTATTACCAGCATTTAATTTACAGCTTAATTATTACCAATACCCACAGGGTTACAGCTTTATACAATATGCAAAAACGGCAGCTGACCAAAACTTTAGGCGCGTAGTACCTAGCGGCACTATGACGGGTGAGGATACAAAGACCGCAAGCTACGCTAATACACCTGCTATAAACGCTGCTGCTTTGATGATAGCTGAGAATATTTGGACAAGCCGATTTAGCACACAGGCAGGCGGGGTAAGCGTAGATGGTTTTAGCCCTAGCCCATTTAAGATGAGTAATACCCTTATGGCATCTGTACGCGGCCTGCTAGCGCCGTATCTTAACCCTAGCGCTATGGTCGGATAATGCCAGCCGCGATAACTACGCTTAGATCTACTATAGCTGCTGCACTAGCTAATAATGCGGTTTGGTCTACCTTTAGCTTTCCACCTAGCACAATAGTAGCTAACAGCGTAGTAGTAGCCCCGGCAGACCCTTACCTAACGCCTAGCAATAATTCTTACGCAAGTATCGCGCCGCTAGCTAATTTTAAGATTATTATGACCGTGCCTATGTTTTCTAATGAAGGCAACCTACAAGGCATAGAGGATACGATAGTAGCCGTGTTTAATAAATTGGCTGCTAGCAGTATTGTATTTAACGTTACCGCTGTAACTGCACCTAGCGTTTTAACGCTGCCAAGCGGTGACTTGCTTACAAGTGATTTACAAATATCCGTACTAACGAGCTGGAGCTAAAATGGCACTAACAGATGAGGATAAAGCGTTTCTAATCAAGATAGGCCAAGAACTGCCTAAAGAGGTTAAAGAAACAAAGCAAAAAGCAGTAAAAGACACAGAAACACCGACAACAGAAAACGAGGCATAACTAATGGCAATTTTTTTAAGCAACGGCGTAGTAGTAACGCTTAACAGCGTAGCCCTATCAGACCACGTTACTAGCGCAACTATTAACCGTAGTTTTGATGAACTTGAAGTTACAGCTATGGGCGATACCGCACATAAGTTTGTAAAAGGTTTAGAGGCCAGCACTATCACAATTGATTTTCTAAACGATACGGCAACATCAAACGTACTTGCAACCTTGCAAGCCGCGTGGGGTACTACTGTACCGCTAACATTAAAACAAACTAGCGCGGTAATATCTGCAACTAACCCAGAATATCAAACCACAGTATTAGTAAATAATACAACCGACATAAACGGCGCTGTAGGCGATATTGGCACACAGAGCATTACATTTACTTGCAACTCACCTATCGTTATCACAACAGCACCGTAAACTAAACAAAGGGGCAACAATGGCACAGCTTAAAATAACAAGGGCAGACGGCAGCGTAACCGAGCATAAGATTACGCCCCGTATTGAGTATGCCTTTGAGCAGTATGCTAAAAAAGGTTTTCACAAAGCCTTTAGAGATGATGAGAAGCAAAGTGATGTTTACTGGCTAGCCTGGGAGTGCTTACGCGCAAGCGGCGAAGTAGTAAAACCATTTGGGGCAGATTTTTTGGAAACCTTAGCTAAAGTTGAGGTTACAGATGATAACCCTTTGGAGTAGTGGGGCGCGGTAGTTTTGGCTATCTAATCGCACAAATTGCGGTAGAAACAGGCATAGCGCCCCAGTACTTGCTAGATCTAGATAATGTAATGTTTAGTAATATCCTAAAGGTTTTAACCGATAGGGCTAAGGAGATGCAGGATGCCAACCGAGGTAAGAGGCGGCGTTGAAGCTCGCAAAGCTTTACGCAAGTATGCCCCAGACCTGGCTAAGGCAATACAAAAAGAGATGGGCGAGCTGTTAAAGCCTGTTACAAATAAAGCTAGGGGTTTTATACCTAGCACAGTATTAAGCGGTTGGTCAAAACCGCTATCTAGTGATGTTAAATATAAACCATTTCCAAAATATGATGCTACGGAGGCAAGGCGCAAGATAGGATATAAAACTACGCCTAGTAAAGCTAACAGCAAAGGATTTACTTCGTTAGCGCGTATAGAAAATAAAAGCGCGGCAGGTGCAATTTACGAAATAGCCGGGCGGTCTACTGCTAGCGCAAGTCAAAAAAATATGAGCGCAAATCCTAACGCTAGGCAACAATTTATAGATGCGCTTAATGGCACAGGCAGGCTAGTAGATGCCAACAACCAAACAGGTGCAGCTAAAAGAGGGCGCAACCTAAAAGGCCGCGCGTTGTATCGCGCCTGGGCTGAGGATGGCGGCAAAACTAACGCAGCTGTGTTAAAGGCGCTAGAGGTTACAAAACAGATATTTGATAGGTCTATGAAAGCGGTAAAATAATGGCTGTAGATCCGCAAGTAGTAGTAAATATAGCTTCTGAGTTCACAGGCAAAAAAGCGTTTAAGGAAGCCGAAACTGCTACTACAAAACTAAGTAAAGGTGTAAAAACTTTAGCTAAAAGTTTAGGTTTGGCATTTAGCGTAGGCGCTGTAGTTAGATTTGGTAAGCAAAGTGTAAAGGCATTTAGCGATAGTCAAAAAGAAGCTAAACTACTAGCAACACAACTAAACGCAGTTAATCTAGGTTTTGCATCACCATTTATAGGGCAATTTATAGACAAATTAGCCTTAGCTACTGGCAAAGCAGGCGGCGATTTGACTAACGCCTTTGTATCATTATCACAGGCCACAGGTGATGCCAGCACAGCGCAAGCATTATTGCAGACCGCGTTAGATGTAAGTCTAGGAACAGGCAAAGATTTACAGACGGTAAGTAATGCGCTAGCACGAGCTTACAAAGGCGAAACTACAGCGCTAGCAAAACTACGCATAGGCTTTACTACAGCTGAGTTAAAAGGTAAAAAGTTTGATGAGGTACTAAATACTCTAAACAATAATTTTAAGGGTGCAGCCGCTAACGCAGTAGACACATACGCAGGCAGGATGGCTAGGTTATCTGAGGCTGTAGATATGGCTAAAGAGAAGCTAGGCGAAGGTTTAGTAAGCGGTCTTGATGATGCCAGCATAAGCATAGATGATTTACAGGTAAAAATAATTAATTTAGGAGAAGCGCTAGGCAAGACAGCGGCAGGATCTGTAAGTTTTGCAGATAAAGTTATTAGCCAATTTCAACGCATACAAGATAGCAGCGCTGCCCAGGGTTTATTAAATATCTTTGAGGCATTAGTTAGGGGCGTAGGCTTTGTAGTAACCGGCGAGCTTGTGCCTACAATGGATCAAGCAAGTGCCAGGCTAGCAGGTAAAGAAGCATTAAAAGAGCAAGAAAGAGGCAGAGCCCGGCTTAGGGCTGCAAAGGCTCTAGGCAAAGCAGAAAAAGATAACGCGGCTAATAAATTAAAAAATGAAAAAAAGATAACAGATGAGAAGGCAATACAAGCCAAGTTAGACAAAGCTGCCCTAGCACTTGGAAAAGGTACAGATATATTTGACCTAGACAAAATACAGGTACAGGCAGCGCTATTAGCTAAGCAAGATGAAATAAACAGGCTAGGCGTAAATGCTACAGACCAGCAAAAACTACAGCTAGCTAATGACCTAACCCGCCTATCTATTAAAAAAACTATGGCAGAGCTTGAGGATGCTATAGCTGCTAAAGATGTAGAGGCTGCTACGCGCCTTGCTAAAAAACTCAATATAGATCTAGCGATACTAGGCGCTCTACAAGGCCAAGAGTTTAAGCTACAAGATATAAACGATATTTTAGATAAGTTTAAGCCTAAAGCGCTTATAGATATACAAAACCTTAACGAAGCCTTAGCGCTGTTAATGAAAATGGCAGGACTAAAAATATCGCCTATAGTTACCGGTGCTGGAGCTGGAACTGGCGGCGGTGCAGGTGGTGCAGGCGCAGGCGCAGGAGCTAGTGGCGTTGGAACGGGTGGCGCTGGTAGCGGTGGCGGCTTAATAGTACAAAACCCATTTAACCCCGCCTCAGCTGCTACCACTACTAGCAAAATAGCAGAAGAAATAGCAACACTAACTGGCTTGCGTTTAGCTACTAGCACAGGCACGGGTATTAACTTTTTACTAAAAGAGCAGATAGATACGCTCACAGATGCTTTAACTACTAACGCTATTAACGCGCTAGGTGATGAGCAAGCAAGATTAAGAGCTATGGGTGCATTTGATACACCCGGTATAGGCCCGGGCTCTAGCTTTGACCCTAGCCGCTTTCGTATGGGTGATAACTACATAACAGTAAACGCAGGCGTAGTAGGTAGCGAGGACACAATAGCCTTAGCAGTACAAAGAGCTATATTAGACCTAGAGCGTAAAGGTGACCCGTTGCGTTACACCGGTGGGCTATGACCCTGCCAGTAATAAACGCTGTTATTAACTTTAGTACTGGGCCTAGCTTTGCTCAAGCTATGATTTTAGATACAGGCATATTAGATACAAACGTGCTAGCAGATAGCGCGGCAGTAATTGTAGATGTATCTAACGTAGTAGATACAATACAGACAAACAGAGGCCGTAACCCACAGGCCGATCAATTCCAAACAGGTACGCTAACTATGCGTATCGTAGACCAAAACGGCGATTTTAACCCACAAAATACTAGCGGCCCTTATTATGGCTTGCTAGACCCTATGCGTAAAGTGCAGATAACAGCTACTTACGCTAGTACTACCTACCCTATCTTTAGCGGCTTTATCACTAGCTACACTACTACTACACCTAAAAACGCAGATGAGGTTACTTATACCACTATTACCGCGGTAGATGCGTTTAGACTTGCCCAAAATGCACAGATAGCAACGGTAGCAGGGGCAACCGCTGGAGATTTGAGCGGTACGCGTGTTAATCAAATATTAGACCAGATCGGCTGGCCTAGCTCTATGCGTGACGTAGATGCAGGGCTAACTACAATGCAGGCAGACCCCGGCACAGCGCGTACTAGCCTTGCAGCCCTTAACACAGTAACCCTAAGTGAGTACGGGGCTTTTTATGTAGATGCTACAGGCTCATTTGTATTTCAAGATAGAAACGTGACCACGGCTAGCATAGGCGGCACACCTACCGTGTTTAACGATAACGGCACGGCTATAGGCTATTTCAACGCTGTTTGGCGCTTAGATGATACGTTGGTATTTAACGCGGCTAGCATTACCCGTACAGGCG